GTAAGTCCTTCTATAGTAGCATCAGTAATCATTTCATTAGCAACTGGATGGTTTGCAGTTTGTTTATCTGTAAGCTGGTCAGTAGAAAACTCACAATTAAGAACATTTAAATCAGTATTAAATACTTGAGCCAACTGGGACTGCTTGTAAGCTTCCCTTTGGACTGGTCTATTATATTTAAGTTTATCATTAATTCTAACATTATAAGAATCAGCAACATTATAACCATGTGAAGAATATTTACCTAAAACAACATTAGTCTGGGTTTTAGAATCCATACCTACAATACTTCTAACAACTTTACCGGATAAACCTAATTCACGATTAACACTCTGGGGAAATACTTGAGCTCCAGCTGGAGCTGGATTTGCGGCTGGATGAGATGTTGATGTAAGGATAAGGTCTTCATAAGGCATAACCATTCCAGTATCACTCATAACCAATTTTGCAGTTTCTTCCATTCTATCATCTGTATAAGTAAGATAATCAGCAAGGAACTTAACATTTGTAGTTCCAATAGATATAGAAGTATCACCAGCATAAGCATCTTGGAAACAAGCAATATTACCTACATCTCCGGCAGCAGTTCCTTGACGACTCCATGTAAGTTCAATAGAAACCGGTTCATGAATAAGATAAAGGGGAAGCATAACATTCCTCATCATAGGGAATAATTCGCTTAATTTAATTGTAAATACTGGGCATTCTACTTCACTTGTTCGCAATTTAATTATTGAAGGAACTACACCAACTTTAGCACCACCACTCCAGTCAATATTACATGGCTGATAAAATCCATCTAAACTATTATCACCTTCCATTCCATCAATAGTTCCTTTAGTGGTAAAATCCTTTAGCTGTTTTTCCTCATTTGTCTTAAATTGTCTTTTAATTGTGTGATATTTCCCAAACTCATCACTCGTGGCCACGGCGGTTGTTCCTATACGGAGAACTGCTCTGGAAATAGCAGCAGAAATTCCAGTCCTAAAGGGAAGAAAACATTTATCATCTCCAGCTTGAACTGGATGGACTGAAAGTTGAACTGCAGAACCAACATCCAGAATACCTTTTCTTTCTAAAACAAATCGGCAACTTTGCTGGGTAATTGTAATAGGGTCTAATATAGATGTTTCTATATTCATAGTTGAAATCGTTGGGAGGGGAGCAACTTTTAAAGCACTTGGTAAAGCTTGATTACTTGAACTCATCTTTTATAATTACATAAGATTTTTTTTTTGGAAAAAAATTATTAATAATCTTAATATTAATAATTTTGAACAATAAATAAAAAATAAAAAAATGGACAAAATTGGTAAAATTCTTATATATATTAATTTCCAAAAGTGTCCTTATGAAGAAATCATAATACCTTGTGGAGAATATTGGAGAGTATTTTGGGCTAATACATAACTAAATACTGAATTAGGACTTTGGCCATCTAATTCACTCTTAATGCGGAGTGAGTAATTAGTTTGTGAATAATCTACACCAACTTTATATGGGTCAGTAGAAACACCTATACCAAAAACTTCGGCTGGGTCAGCTTGAGTTCCGGCATATGCATCTCCTCCTTCAACATTCAAATCAGTAGAAAGTTTATTCTGTGTATTAAGTGAAATAACTGAATGATTCATAAGTTTATAAGGTTTAATTGCATTAATGAAATTTGTTTCTAATTCTGCTAAAGGTCTATCTTCATTCGTTCTGGATGGAAACTCTACATCTACCATGTTCTCAATTGGGAATAAAATTCCACCTTTGCTAAAGGAAACTTCTTTAACTTCAGCATCCTGGTCATAAGCTCCGCCATTAGCATTACGAAGTGAAGGAGTTGTGAAACCATCTTCATTATAATTATTAATGTGAGTTGTAGGAAGGAAATTATGGAAAACTGAAAGAGTCTTACTTGTTCCTAAATTAAGGTTCTGTGTCTGGTCGCTGGAATTAATAACTGAATAGAGGTGTGAAACTGCATTATAAGTCATGCTTCCAGAAGCAGCAGTCCCCATCTGGGCTACACCATCAGCATCCGGAACAAGAAGGTCATAGGAAAGTGTTAAATCCCTTAACTGATAAAATGCACCAGTTCCAGTTCCAGCATCATTTTCTTTAGTAGCTACACCAGCATCATCATAAGAATACCATGGGCCGAGAACATTTGAATCCGGTGCTAATTCTAACTGAACAATTAAACCTCTAACACCATTCTGTCCAAGAGGAATAGGATTTCCACCAGATAAAAGACCGGTTCTTAATGGAACTGAAAAACCTACATCTTCATTCATTCCAACTGCTCCCAAATTACCACGAGAAGCAGTAAGGGATTGCTGGGCTACACAAGTATCTAAATCTTCAGCTGAATGGGTGATACTCTGGGCAGATGCAATATACCTACCATATTGTCTTACAACTTCTAAAGTTTGATTTGTTTGTGAAGAAAGTGTAATTTGGTTAATACATGCTGAAACACCAACACGAGAATTAATAGCAGCATTATAAGCTCCACCACCTTTACGATTATCATTATCTACTAATGCTGGGACTGCTTCAGTAGAAGTATCTTTATTAAGTCTTAAAGTTCCGTTAAGACGGAGGGAAGAACCTACAAGCATTTTATCTTGAGAAGCTATAAGGAACTGAACAATTGGGAAACCTTGTCTAAATGAATAACTTTGGAAGGCTGGGGGGTTAAGTGGGTTTATTTCAACCTTTTCAACATCAACAATAGTAGTTTGATTACTTGAACTCATCTTTTATAATTACATAAGATTTTTTTTTTAGAAAAAAATTATTAATAATCTACAATTTTATTAATAATTCTTAATATAAATAAATTTTGAAAAAATTAAATTTTTATATATTTTAACTCATGACTAATACTCCTTGAGATGAGATATTAACTCTGCGGAGATGATTTACAAAATGCTCATACATCTTGGCTTTTGCAGCTCCTTGATATTCAACACGAAGGGATAAATCAGCAGCATCAAGATTAAATACCTGGCCATATTTAGATAAACCACGACCAATTAAAAACCTATCTGGAACTCTCTGTAAATCTCTAACACCATATCCGGCATTCTGTAAAGCCTTCTCAAGTTCTATAATATGGAGTGCATCTGTTCTGGCTGGAGTTTGTGTGTATCTTTCTAAATCTACCCTCCGGTCTGGAACTAAACTTCCACCGAAAACATATTGATAATTTCTACATCCATCAGTTAATCCCTTAAAAGAAGATTCTTCTATACTTCCTTGTCCATCCTGGTCAAGAGGAACTGAAAGAATACTAAAAGCCCTATGCTGATTTGCTGGGATAAACTGGTTAGTAAGACCATTAAGAGAAGTAAGATTAAATCTGTATAAAGTATCAGTTCTATAATCCATGCTTAATCCTTTATCACTTGTAATCTGTTTCATCATTCTTTCTACATAACTTTGAGGAGGCTGAACTTGAGCTACAAGTAATTCTAAATCACTAATAGTCCATGAAACCGGAGGCCACGGCCCAGCAAGAGGGACACCAACTTCAGTATAATTAGCAACTCTCATTCTATCAGCTTGAACAAAATAAACTTTACTATCAGCTGGATAATCAACATTAGCAATAGCAGTTCCTATAGCACGATTAGGAATAACCTTAATAACTAAATTATCACCACCATCTTTAGTAAAACCAGCTACAACACCTAAATCTGTTTGCTGTGAATCATCAGCAAGACTTAAGTAAAGGTGGTCGCCAATAAATAAAGGATTATCACCCCCAGCGGCAGCAGCAGCAATACTATCTCCCTTAATTGCAACATCAAACTGGTCATCAATAGCAACTTTAGTGAATTTTGCTGCTGGATTAGCACCAGTATTTCCTAAAATAGGAGTTTTTAAAAGTAAAGCATTTGCTTGACCATTACCAAGACTGGAAGCTACAACTGAACTTCTTTCAATAGTATCTAAAGTCATCTGGACACGAAGACCTTGAGTGGCTACAAGGGGAAATACCTTTGCAGTTTGACCAAGA